AATCGCGCACCAGATCAAATTGAGGATATCAAAATTATCGTTGAGATGTAAAATAAATAATTAAAATAAACTAATAAGAGATAACGAACATGGCACTAAATTTTAACATAGATCCATATTTTGACGACTACGACGAAAGAGATAAATTTTATCGTTTGCTCTTTCGTCCAGGATATCCTGTTCAAGCACGCGAACTTACGCAAATGCAATCGATTCTTCAGAATCAAATTGCAAAACATGCTGAGCATATATTTAAGCAGGGATCAATGGTTATTCCTGGGCAGGTTTCATATGAAGATGATTTCAAATATGTTAAACTTCAGTCTATTTTCAATGGTGTTGATGTAAATACCTATCTTAATGAGATTGTCGGTCAAGAAATTATCGGGCAATCATCTGGAGTTAAGGCATTTGTTCTTCATGTTGAAAAACAAACAGATGAAGACCCACCAACTGTATATGTTCGTTACAATAAATCTGGTGCTGATGCCGACGGAAATCCAACAGATGTTAAGGTTTTCCAAAATGACGAGATTATTAGTTGCGAAACATTAACGGTTCCACGTGCGTTTAGATCAGTTGCTACTGCTGCAACTGGGCTTGGTACTGGAGCTGCTATTGAATCTGGTGTTTATTATGTTGATAAGTTTTTCGTTCTCGTTGATGCGCAGAAGATTACTCTTGACAAATATACTGCAACACCATCATATCGTGTTGGTTTAAATGTCGTAGAAACACTGGTAACACCAGAAGACAATCCTGATCTATTAGACAATGCTATTGGTTCTTCCAATTATACAGCTCCAGGAGCGCATCGTTATAAGATTGAATTAGTTCTTTCCAAAAGATCATTAAACTCTGAGGATGATAAAAACTTTGTAGAACTTCTTCGTTTAGAAGAAGGTAAAATTATTTACAAAACAAGAACTACAGATTATTCGATTATAGAACAGACATTAGCGAGACGCACGTTTGATGAGTCTGGAGATTATGTTGTTAACAATTTTAATGTTGAGATACGCGAGCATAGAAACAATGATCGAGGATCTTGGTTAGCAAATACTGCTTACCTACAAGGCGATGTTGTAGTTTATACATTTGGCGGTATTGAACAAAAATTTGTTGCTAAAAATAACGGTATTTCTGGAAGTTCTCCACCAATTCATACATCTGGTGAACAAAGAGATGGTGAAACAGGAATAACATGGTTGTATAATAAAAATCCATTTTATAATCGTGGAGTTTATTCGCCAGAAGATGGCGGAGACGAGGCTAAGTTAGCTATCGGTATGGAACCTGGTAAAGCATATATTCGAGGATATGAAGTTGAAAAAGTTGGTGTTGAATATCTTGCAGTAGAAAAAGCCAGAGATTTTGCTAGAACTCAAGATGCTCAATGCCAAACTATTGTAGGAAACTATATCTATGCTACCAATATTTTTGGTGCACCAAGAATTGATTTATTTGAAACAGTAGATTTATATGATCGTTTTGTTACAGTTGGTGGCTCGGCTCCAACTGGAGCTAGCAAAATTGGTACTGCTCGTGTGCGTGGTTTAAATTTATTTGATCGTAGAAATACAGTTTCTGACGATGTTTATGAATTAATGCTTTTTAATATTGATATCATACCAGGAAAATCTTTGGATAATGATCTCAAAGGTTTACATAATTCTAACTTTACTGCAAATATTTTCCCGCTAATTAATAAACTTACTGGGTCAGCAACAGCATCAAACTCTACTACAATAGTTGGAACTGGAACTACATTCGATACCGATTTTAATGTTGGTGACTATATCGCTCTTGGTGATGCCAGCACATTAAGAAGAATTGTAACTATTACTAATGATAACACAGTCGTTGTTGACACAGCGGCAACAGTTACTGGTGTCGTTATATACAAAGTAGTTACTACTTTACATGAACCTGAATACTCATCTTTACTTTTTGATCTACCCTACTTGAATGTTAGAAAAATAAGAGGGGATGATGATACTACATTGAGAACATCATATACAGTAACTCAAGTATTTACAACTGCGTCTAGTGCAGTTATAAGTGGTAACTCTTACGTTGTTATCGACAGTAAACGTAACAATGAAACATTTTTACCAGCTAGCGATCCTCAAAACTATGTGTTAATAAACACAACCACTGGATTGCCTGTTATCCCTACAGTCATAAATGTTGTAACTCCAGAGTTGAGGCAGGTAGAATTCACTGTTCCGAGTTCAAATGCAAATAATCAATTTGTTGTATATGCTGGGGTTAAGAAAACTACAACTGCAGCAAAAGAAAAAACTAAAACAGCTGTAACATTTGAAACTGTTCAGGTAGAAACGCAAGCTGCAGCACAGGCTAAACAAATTAGTTTGGGTAAAGCAGATGTATTCAATATTGTTTCTATAAAAATGGCAAATACATTTGGTGATATAAATCAACAGAATCCAGCCAATGTAGATATTCTCGACTACTATGAGTTAGATTTTGGAATTACAGATTCTTTTTATGGAATATCAAAATTAATATTGAAACAAGGTTATCCATTACCTACTGGATCTGTCGAAGTAGTATTTGATTATTTTTCTCATGGTCCTGGGGATTATTTCTCAGTTGATTCTTATGTTGGATCTGGTATTAAATATGAAGATTTCCCAAAATACGGAATGATGTCTTCTAGAGATGTATTAGATTTTAGACCTAGAATTGACTCTTCTGGAACATTCAATATTAATCTTGGCGCAGTTTTATCAGAACTTCCAAAACGTGGTGATAATGCAGAGTTAGATCTTTCCTACTATCTGTTTAGAAAAGATAAAATTTCTATTGACTTTAGAGGGAAGTTTTTCGCAACTAAAGGAATACCTTCATTGTTTCCTATAGAGCCAGAAACACCACAAAATGCTATGTTATTGTATGGTGTCAATTTACTTCCATATACTTATACAACACAGACTCCAGATGTTAGTCTTATACCAGTTGACAATAAACGCTATACAATGCGTGATATTGGTAAGTTGGAGAAACGTATTGATAATCTTGAATATTATACAACACTCAATATGTTGGAAACTGAAACTGCTAATTCTAAAATTACAGATGAGAACGGTTTAGATAGATTTAAAAATGGATTTTTAGTTGACAGTTTTTCTGGACACGGTATAGGGAATGCAGAGGATCCAGACTATAAGTGCTCTATTGATGTAGAAAATCAAGAACTTCGTCCGTTTTTTAGAATGGAAAATGTTAACTTAGTTGAACGTGCATCAAATGATGGACAAAGAACTCTTAATAATTACCAGGCGACTGGTGATATTATAACTCTTCCTTATACAGAACAGGCATTTATTAAGCAAAATATATCTTCTAGAACCGAGAATGTAAATCCATTTGCTATATTTACATTTATTGGAAGAATTGATTTAAATCCGTCATCAGATGATTGGTTTGAAGTTGAACGTAGACCTGATATTATTGTAAACGTAGAAGGAAACTTTAATACAGTAAAAACACTTGCTGAAAAAGCAGGAGTTTTAGGAACTGTTTGGAATTCTTGGCAGACACAATGGTCTGGTGTTCCAAGATCCAGTGGACTACAAACATTTGTAGCTGATCGTCGTTGGGGTGATGGAGGAGCATCTTTAGATGCAAATTTTGGAGTGGGACCGAGAGCGCCAGGTTGGGCTCGTCGAGTACTTACAGCTGAAGTCATTGCTACAGACGTTGGACAAACCAGAAGTGGAACAAAAACTACAGTTGCTGTTCAAATCGATCGTCGTTTAGTGGCAGACAGAGTTTTATCTACAGCTGTTCTTCCTTATATTAGAAGTAGAAATGTTTTATTCCAGGTTACTGGTCTAAAACCATCTACAAAATTTTATACATTTTTTGATTCAGCTACAGTTTCAAAGTACATAACACCAGCAACTAAAATATCTTTTGATGAAGTTACTGGGTTTAGTACAGAATTTGATCCAAAGAAAAATGCTGGAGCTACTTCCAGTGATCCTGCTAGAAGGTTAGCTGGAGATCCAGCAGATACTCCGCAGGTTGGTTTAAATCGCGGCGATGTTATTACTGGTCAATCATCAGGTGCTACTGCTGTTGTAGTTGGCACAGAGTTAAGCAATGAAACTGGAGCACGCGCAATATATGTGTTAAACATAAAAGGTATTTTTCAAGTTAATGAAGTTATCGTTGGAAATATATCTGGAGCACGTGGTAAAATTAATGCTTCTGTTATACCTAAAGTTCAGGGAGATCAATTAGTAACAAACTTCAATGGTTCTGTATTTGGTCTATTTAATATTCCAAATACAGAAGCTGTTCGTTTTAGAACAGGAACTAGGGAGTTTAGACTGGCAGATACAACTGGTTATGAAGATGACTATAATTCATATGCTGTTGCTGATTATAAAGCAGAAGGTATTTTACAGGTTAAACAGGCTACTATTGAAGCGGTTAGAAATGGTATAATTGCTGAAGAAACAGTTCAGGAATCTAGAACTATAGTAGAAACAACTGGTCGTGTAGTTAGTGATACTGGATGGTATGACCCTCTTGCGCAAACATTCTTGGTTCAGCAAAAGGGAGGAGCATTTTTAACTTCTGTTGATCTTTTCTTTGCAACTAAAGACGCAAATATTCCAGTTAAGATTGAGATTAGAGAAGTTGTTAACGGTTATCCTGGTAAGAAAATTCTTCCATTTAGCCAGGTAGTTAAAAATCCTGAAGATGTAAAGATATCTACACGAAAGGTAACTATACCTGCGATGAACAATAAAATTGCTTCTGCGCCAGATATAGCAACTAAATTTACATTCCCAAGTCCAGTGTATGTTCAAGACGGAGTAGAATACTGTATTGTTATTATTTCTGACTCCAATAATTACAATGTTTGGGTTTCTCATCTTGGCGATAAAATTCCTGGAACAGATCGGTTTGTTTCTGAGCAGCCATATCAGGGTGTGTTCTTCAAGTCACAAAATGCATCAACCTGGACTCCAGATGATTATAAAGATCTTTGTTTTATTATTCATCGTGCTAAATTTAATACTGCTGTAACTGGTCGTGTTGAATTTAATAATGATGTTTTACCTAAAACTAAATTAGAAGTTAATCCTATCCAAACAACCAATGGCAGTTCTGTAATTAGGGTTTATCACGATAATCATAATATGCCAGTTAATTCTAAAGTTCAGTTATCTGGATTTAATGCCACTCAAACATATAATGGAATTCTTGGCGCTCGATTAAATGGAGTTCATACTGTTGGAGCAGCTGATTTAGATGCTTATACGATCACATTAACTGGTATTTCTAGTACAGCTAATTTGACTGGATTTACTGGTGGAGAAAATATCTATGCCAGTGATAATATTTTGATGACCTCTATACAGGCAAATGCTCAAGTTCAAACATTCCCAGATGGTTCTTTAACATGGGAAGCAACTACAACATCTGGGCAGTCTGTAGATGGATCAGAAGTTCCTTATATCCAGAGCGTTATTCCCATTCCTGTTACAATTAATGATCGAACAAATTTTGCAGAACCACAAATAATTGCTTCTGAATTAAATGAGCAGCAATTGTTAGCTGGAGCTAGATCGTTTGAACTCGCAGCAGTTATGAAATCTACGAACGACGCAGTTTCTCCTGTTATTGATACACACAGAACTTCCTTAACTGCAATTCATAATAAAATTAATAATGCAACTCCTTTGAATATGAATATTAGCCCAGTAGATGATGTTCTTTTAGTGGACAATAGTACTGCTATCGCCTTTGCTAGTGATCGGATAACTACCGCAAATACACTAGTTAAAGAAAAACTTGCGTTTATACCTGTTGGTAGATATATTAGAATTGATGGAGCGGTAACTTCAGGTAATAGTGGAATTGCATTAGTTACAGAAGTAGCAGCTGATGGTTCGTATATTAAAGTCAACAAAACATTTACGATAGCTGCCGCTGGCGCAGGCACTGCTGGAACAATAGATATCAATGTATTAAATAACTTTGTTGATGAAATTGCGACAACCAGAGGTTCACAATACAGCAAATATCTTTCTAAGAGAGTTAACTTAGCAAATCCTTCAACATTCTTTAATATTAGATTTGCTGCTTGTGTTCCAACATCTTCAGATGTGGATGTTTATTATAGACTTAATAAAGTTGGATCAACGACTCTATTTGATGAAACACCTTATACCAAAATAGTTCCTGATGTTCCTTTGACAAAGTCTAATACTGGTTTAGATTTTACAGATGTTGTGTATAGCGCAAAAGATCTTCCTTCTTTTGATGCAGTGCAAGTTAAAATAGTTTTTAGAACTACAAACAACTGTCGTGTACCAAGAATTAAAGATTTAAGAATTGTGGCTTGCGCATGACGGATTATTATAAAGTTGAAGGTAATGATAGTCTTATTAGAGATGGCTCTAGTAAGGCTATCATAAATACTAATGTCAAAGAATATCAAAATTATGTTGAGAAACGTAATATGATGGCTAAACAAAAACAAGAAATTGATAGTCTTAAAAAAGATATGTCAGAAATAAAAGAGATGCTCGCTACTTTAATAGGTAAACAATAATGGCTCTTCAA